TGTTATAACTGAAACAAAGTCATTAGTTATACCTGAAGAATCCGGAAGTTATTTTTTCTTTATTGACTCAAATAAGAATCTACAAGTTATTAGGGAATTTGATTTAAGTCTTTTTAGAACTTCTGCTTATTGTTCTTATATTTACTTTGATGCCGAAGATGGGAAGGCGGTTACGGTTGGAGATGAGCGTCATGGGATTGTTATGGATGGGGCGACTCATGCAAACCTCCATACAACTCGTGGAACTCAATTAGTTTCAGGAGGCGAGATCGCCTATTCATTAGGTAACGGCTCTGTAGATTCTGATATGCAAGTATCAGTCGGCAATATGAGAATTGCTGATGAGGATATTGTTGTTGATATTACAAACTCATTGAGTATATCCAATAATTTTGAGCAAAAATTATCGCCTATAGCTTATATTCCTATATGGTATAGGCAGGGCGATATATGGAAAAAAACTGAAGCCACTACATTTCCTGCTATTGCCGGAACTGAGAGGGCTAAGTTCAATGAGTTTACCGGAACTACATGGCAACTTACTGACGCCCCAAGCAATAATAAAGTCCTTGTAACTTATATCTTTGCTACGACTTCTATCATTGAACCTGTCATAGGTATTCTTGGGCAAGCTCAGTACCAGAATTTAGCTGAAGCTCAAACAGAAGCAGGATGGGGCTCAATTAACTTTGGAGAATTACCTTCTCCAGAAATGAAACTGCTCTACACAATTTATTACGAGACTTCTACTAATTACGACAACTCAATAAGATCGAGAATTATTTTTGTTGAAGATGACAGATATACTTACGACAAACCTTTATCGTCTTCAGCTTTAAACAATAATCACTCTGAACTATTAAACCTAGAAGCAGACGATCATCCTCAATACTTAAATGAAGAAAGAGCGGATGCTAGATATTACACTCAAGAAGAGATTGACCAAATTGTCTCTAACCTTGTTTTAGGTGAGACTGGAATATCTATACTGTTTAATGACACTACTGTCTCCTCTCAAGCAAGTACCCTAAACTACTCCCCGGAATTTGAGTTAACAACTTTAACTTATATGGCCGATTGGGAGTTCTTATCTGACGTAGAGCCCGGGCTTTCTACTTACAACTCTCCTGCGGCAGTTCAAGTTGGGATAGGCGTTAAGGATAAATTTGTTTTAGAATATAGGGATTGCGACCCTAGCGTGTATGAGGGGGCTTTTGTCAGAATTAATAACTCAGGGTTGATTGTAAACGCTCAGGCCAACTCTAAAGCTAATTCAAAAGTGCTTGGATTGGTTGAAGCTAAATTCGGTACTACAGTCTGCAATGTAAGAATTTCGGGGGTATCTAGTTTAGAACTTTCAGGACTAGATACAGAAGAAGATTATTGGCTTTCTCCTTCTGTGCCTGGGGCAAAAACTGCCGTCAAGCCTTCAACTTCTGGCCAATATGCCGTAAGTCTCGGACAAGCCTTGTCAGATAAATCCTTCATAGTTGATATAGGGACAAGAACTCAAATATGATAAGTAAGAGGTAATTATGCTAGTTAGTCTATCAGATATGAAAAGTTATTTAGGTCTTGGAAGCGGTGTTACGGAATATGATTCATTCCTAACAATGCAACTTGAAATCGTATCCGAAGCCGTTGAAGGTTATTGCGGAAGAAAATTCGAGCAAGCTAATTATAAGCAAACATTCTATCGTGAAGAGTATTCTAATGATTTAGAATTTAAAGAACTTCTTTTAGCCGCATACCCTTTAGTATCTGTTTCTTCAGTCAAAGAATATTTAGACGAGTCGGATACAGTTGGGAAAACCATTACTGAATATAGAACTCAAAAAGAATTAGCGATCTTAAGATATATCCAAGGCGGAAGATTTTTTCTTAATGGGGATATTGTAGAAGTTGAATATTCTGCGGGATATGCGGATACTCCAGTTCTTGTTAAATCAGTAGTCTATTCAATAGTACAAGAAAGATATAATAAAAAGATTAATGGCATTGATCTTAACTTTGGAAGTGATATTCAACGTATATCTATTCCAGGGACAATCGGAATTGACTTCGATTACTCACTACAAAATAACGAAAGAAAAAGTCATTTTGGTTCTATCATTGGGAATCATGCCAATGTATTAGATGCTTTTAGGAGTGAACGTGCCGTAGTAGGCAATGTTCAGATTTTATATGTCGATTAAAAATGCTTTTAATTATTTAATCAATATTCATTCTAGGGAGGTCGTGATTAAACGACCCGGAACTGTTTACGTAGGCAACATAAGAATAGCCCCTTCAAATTACTTCCGCCACTTGCAAGGGCCAGAAGAGTCTGTCATCGAGGGTCGAGAGTTTATTATTTCAAAGATTAATTTAGAGTCCGCATCTTTTCCTATCCCTAAAAGAGGAGATAGATTGGAAGACCCTGAATTAGGTATTAGCGTTATTTCCGAAGTCAGAGAACTATATGATTTTGGAGGAGCTTTAATGGGCTTTAGGGTAAGGACTTCATGAGGGCAGAAATATCTTACTCAGTTATAGATTCTAAAAAGGGCTCGCAATTAGAGCTCGTAAAAGACACTACAGGGAATTTAGAGTACGGACAATTATTACAATTTACTAAAAACGCTCTTATAACTATTTCTGACACTGTTTTAGAAGAGGAACAAGATAGGGGATTTGATAAGAAACCGACTCTAGTAGTTGATAATAAATTTAATAAATCTAAATTTGATGTTAACCCTTTGGGTAAAATTGAATACTACGCTCGGACAGAATTAAAAGAAACTATCCTAGAAACATATAGACAAATTTTACTAAAGTCTCCTGAAAAAACAGGAAGATATAAGTCTAGCCATGTAGTAAAATTTAATGGCTCGCCTGTGGCCTATAACTACCCCCAACTTGAAAGATGGGTTAATACGCAGGGAACCTTCGAGGCTAAAGATTTAATACAATTTATAAATTTTCAACCTTATGCTAGAAAGCTAGAAACCCTTGGGGTCACTAGACAAAGAACTAAACCAAGACAAAAAATTAGAAAAAGAAAAAAGGGCGGTAGGCGTAAAGTAACTTTACCGAACGGCTCATACCACTTAGCATATATGAACGTAAAAAGAAGGTTTGGTAAAAACGCATTTATAGCTATGGATTTACTTCCTGGGAATCGGGTAGGTATTGAAGGGCCTTTTGAACTAACTAGGTTTCACGGCGGAAAAGCAAGAGAAAAAGGGTATTATGGTCAAAACTATATTTACCCTGTCATAACTATTAGGGCCATAGAAGCAGGGTCTACAGACGTTACTCCGAGGTTATTGCAATGAGTTCAAAATTTGTTAGAGATTCATTTTACTCCTTTATGGAGACTGAATTACCGGATGAAAATCTTATAGACCTTACAGCCCATTTTGAAGAGATAGAAGACTTATTAGAACATTATGACCTAACAATTAACGACCCTTGGGTAGGTATTCAATATATAGGTAGTGACGAAATCCCGGTGTCAATTCAATCCCAAAATCAAAAAGGGTGTTTCAGGGAGCTAGGGGCAATCTATATTCACGTTGTTGCGGTATCTCACTTTAAGGCCCACAAAGAAATATTAAATAGGGCGGAAATAATAAGAGATAAATTGCGAGGTCGAAGAATTAATGAGAATCTAATAATCGAGCAAGTTGGCCCCGCCAATTTTGGCGAAGGAATAACATTAAATTTTGAAAGCGGATATACCGCCGCAGCTATAACAATATTCTATAGAAGGGATATAGACTTATAGTTGTCAAATAATTGAGAATAATAGAAACTTAGTGGAGATTAAACGATTTGCCACTACTTGAAGGAGTAATGCAATATGTCAAGTTCTAACTTAGTCCGAGTGACTTTTATTGAGGAATCCGTTTTAGGCGAAACGCCGGCAGCGGGTAATTTTGAAACTGTAAGATTTAACTCGGAGTCTTTGTCTGGAACTCCGACCACAACTTCTTCTGCCCAAATTAGATCGGACAGATTAAGTTCAGGCCAGATTGCAGTAGGACTCGAAGTGGGCGGAGAGGTAAATTTTGAATTAGCAAAAGATTCTGCTTTTGAAAAATTTATGGAATCTGCAATGCTCGATGAGTGGGATACTCAAGCGGCAATTCCAGTAGACTTAGAAATTGATGCTACTGCTAAAACCATTACTCGTGCTTCAGGGGATTTTAACTCATCGTTAGATGTTGGAGATATTATCTCCCTTAGTGGTTTCACTAATACAGTTAACAACACTCAAGCACAGGTTGTAGCTATAAACTCCGCCACAGAAATTAAAGTAGTATTTAATGAGTCTAATGGTGCGGTTGTTGATGAGGCGGGGTCTGGTACAGAGTTTCAAAGAGCCGACAGACTTCGTATTAACCAAAATAAAAAATCATTTTCTATTGAAAAAGCCTTCTTAGATTTGTCTAATAAAGCTCTCATCTATAAGGGAATGATGGCAAATACTATGAGCTTAAACGTAGCTTATGGAGAGATCATTAATGGTTCTTTCGGATTCTCTGGAACTAAGTATGAAGCCGCCGACTCTGCGGGAGAATTAATAACCAATCTAAGAACAATTGAAACTGCTTCAACTACTAATGCTTTTAACGGCTCGATTGATATGCCTTTTGTTAACTCGTCTTCTACTGGCGTTCTTGATGAAGCGGTATTTTGTATCCAATCCGTTGCCCTAAACCTTAATAACAATATGTCTCCTCAAACTTGTATTGGCGAAGCCGCCCCAAAAGATTACTCTCCAGGAGAAGCAAGCATTGAAATCTCATTATCGGCTTACCTAGCTGATTCAAACTGGGACTTCATTGCCCGTAAACTAAGCCAAGAGCCTTTTGCTTTAGGCTTCATGGTTAAGAATGGTGGAGGCTTCTACGGATTCTACTTACCGGCAATCCAAACTTCATTCTCTGACCCTGCTTCGGCCGGGGCTAACCAACAAATTTCTTTAGAAATGACCGGTACTGCAAAAGTTGGAGATAGCGGAGAATCTGCCCTATACATTTATAGAGGCTAATCTTACTCTTAAAGGGAGTCATCAAATTAATTCCCGGGTAGAGTGTTCACTCAGTTCAAATTGACTCATCGGGGAAGCTTCGGCTTCCCCTTTATTTTATCCCTTGACCTTCCTTCGTTTAATTTGCCATGATAGACCTACCAATAAAAAACAAAAGGAAGATGCTATGAAGACTAATTTAGACTCTCTATTCAAAACCAACTCTGGATTAGAAAAAGATGGGGTGTGGTTTGACGTAAGTATCGGGGTGTCATTCCTTCTAAGAAGATTTGGCGGAGCTAATGGAAATAAAGTTGCTCAGTCAATGGCAAAGTATCATAAACCTTATGCAAAATTGATTGATGCTAAAAAACTTTCTGATGAAGATACTACTGAAATCATGGCAAAAGTTTTTGTAGATAGTTGTCTTGTAGATTGGAAAGGTGTTACTGATGAAGAAGGAAAAGATATTCCATGTACTTTAGATAACGCAGTAAATCTATTTAAAAATCTTCCGGAGCTATTCAATACTTTATTCCAATATTGTCAGGGCGTGGAATCTTTTAGAGAAGACTTGGGAAACTCTTAGTAAGGTATGTAGAGTGGTCGGCAAAGTGGGAAGATAGAATTGATTTTTATTACAACCTACTTTCCAAGAATAAACTATTGCCTGACGATATTGCCCCAGATATAGGGCCTTTTAACTTCTATTTAGAAGCTTTTAGAGAACTATCTTCTTGCAGACCTTCCGGTTTTGGTATTGGCCCTATTCCCTTTACTGCTATCGTTGAGTATTCTAAAATCTACAATGTTGAGGACTTTGACGATTTTCTATATTTTATTCGTCTCATGGACTCAAAGATACTTGAATTAGAAGTAAATAAACAAAAGAAGCAGGACGGCCAGAATGGCAGAAAGTCAAATAAGGGTCATAAAAGTTAAAGTAGATACCCAAGGCGATAGGTCGCTAAAGACAATTGCTAAGGGTTTTTCTGACGTTAATCGTAATGTTAGGCAATCTACTTCTGTCATTAGTAGTTTTAAAAATGCTTTTTTAGCTATTCAAGGATTAAGTTTTGCAGGGATTGGCGTAAGAGAAATAGTTCAAGCAGCCGACTCTATGCAGAAGTTAAATGACCGACTCAATATTACTGAGGGCTCCATTGCAGGGGCCAATGCAAGACTTAGGCAATTAACTGCCGTTGCCAATAATAACTATACCGCCATTGACGATGTGGCGGGAATCTATGCTAGGTTGAGCCAAGCTTTAGGGGATAGCGGTATTTCTTCGCAAAAACTTATTTCCCTAACGGACACTTTACAAAAATCATTCAGGCTTTCAGGCGCTACCGCAGCCGAAGCAACCGCAGCCCAGGTTCAGCTCAGTCAAGGGCTGTCAAGTGGCCAGCTTCGTGGCCAAGAATTGCGCAGCGTATTAGAAGCAAACGTGGTGATCGGTGATAAACTTGCGAAGCAATTCGGAATAACTAGAGGTGAGATTCTTAAGTTTTCTGAAAAGAGAGGGGGTATTACAACTCCTGAGTTCTTCCAAGCAATTGCTAAAGGTGCAGCGGATATTAATGCTCAAGCCGAAAAATTAAGACCTACTATTAGGGAAGGTTTAACTAAAAACTTTAATGATTTAAAAGTTAGATTGGATGACCTTAATAAAGAATTTGCAATAACTGAAAAGCTTGTAAAAGCTATTGATATAGCTTTTAAAAACTTAGACCTTGTAGCCGCCGCTACGGCAGTTGCAGGACTATATAAAGCATTTAGTTTATTAGCCGCAGGACTTTCTGCCGTTTATGCCAAAGCTGCTATTTTTGGGGCTTTTATTGCGGGGAGTGCTTTTTATCAGTCTATAGTTACAGCGGGAGTAGCCGTAGCTAGTTTTGTAGTAAGTATTGCCTCTCTACCTTTGGCAATTACCGCAGCGGTAACAGGTCTTGTTTTAGCCTTTTCAACCATTAAAGATTTTAGAGATGCTATAGTTTCAGCCGGAGAAGCGGTATTCGATTTCATAACTTACGGAAGTAAGTACAAAGATTTTAACCCAAAGCTTAGAGAGCAAAAGAAAGCCGCTGAAGAATTAGCAATAGCTCAAAAACAATTAACTAGGAGCTATGTCCTACTTGATAACGGAATGAGCGATACTGAAAAATCATTTAAGCAAATGTTCGATACTGCCGCTTCAGGTAAAGCAGTTCTAGGGCCAATTGAAGCTCTATTTGCTTCTACCACTGAAACAATTGATAATGGTAAGGCTAAAGTTTTAGATTTTAAAACTGCTTTAGGTATTCTTAATACTAAATTTCTTGAAAAGAAAATTACCCTAGCTGATTACAATAAAGAACTTAAGGCTATTAGTATTCAAGATCTTGAAAAAGATTTTAAAGAAGGGTCAATTACTTTAGAGCAATATAATAAACGCCTACAAGAAATTAACTTCGGTAAAATAAAAACTAACACTAAAGATTACCAAGCCGCAGTTAGGGAATTAAACAGGGAGTTTTCTGACCTACAAAATATTAAAGGGTACTCTGACGAACTAGCTAAATTAGACATTGAAAAATTAAATGCTGATTTAAAAGGCGGAATAATAAGCCTAAATCAATATAACGATACGCTTAACACTAAAAAAATAGAAGCTTACAATAGAGAGGTAGCCGCCGGAGTAATTAATTTTACCCAGTTTGACCAAGCCATTAACGCTCTCAAGATTGAAGACTTAAATCAAAAATTTGCTTCCGGTCAAATGGACGTTTATAAATATAATGAAGAACTTATTAAACTTGAAGAGAAGTTTAATCCTGGAGGAGCTTTGGCTACTGGATTAAATAACTATATTCAGTCTGCCGGAACTTTGAGCCAAGGCATAGCTAATGTAGTTACTCAGACTTTCGGGAATCTTGAAAAAGCTTTATTCGATTTCACTAAAACAGGTAAATTTAACTTTAATGATTTTGCCGCCGCTGTTTTAGATGACTTAAATAGAATCATTCTTAGGGCCATGATTATCCGTCCATTGGCCCAAGGTTTATTAGGCGGTATGTCTGATTTAGGAGAAGCTCAAGCAGTAGGAGCAGGATTCGCTAAAGGCGGGGCTTTTAATTCTACTGGAGTTCAAGCTTTTGCTACTGGAGGAGTTGTTAGTTCTCCGACTATGTTTAATTACGGCGGAACTAAAACTGGAATAATGGGCGAAGCTGGCCCTGAAGCTATTCTCCCTTTAAAAAGGGATAGTCAGGGAAATTTAGGAGTAACTGCCGCTCCTAGTAATGTTGTTGTAAATGTAATAAATAATGCGGGAGTTGAGACTGAGCAAAGAGAATCTACCGGCCCTAATGGGGATAAGATTATTGATGTAATCATTCTGAATAAAGTTAAAGAAGGTTTTGCTGCCGGAGCATTTGACAGACAACTTTCTCAACAATATGGTTTAAGAAGACGAGGAACATAATATGGCCCAACAATGGCCTTCAACTTTACAACAACTTTTATCAGAAGCTAACTTCGGCTATCAAATAGCTGATACTGCTTTGCGTACTGATATGGACATTGGCCCTCAAAAAGTCCGTAGAAGATTTACTAAATCTGTTAATAGCTTATCCGGTTCAATCTATTTAACTACCGATCAATTTACAATCTTTTATAACTTTTACAATACGACTCTAAACGGAGGAGTTCTTCCTTTTGAGTTTTATCATCCAATTACAAAAGAATTAAAAGATTGGAGATTTAAAGGGCCAGCTTCGGTTCAATCAATTGGCGGAGGAAACTTTACAGTTGCCTTTACCTGGGAAGAGTTACCTTAGTTATGGCCAATCAACTCTCCCCCGCTCTAATTGCTCAACTCTATGCCCAAGAATCGGACGACCCGTTTCTATTGCTTTCGACTTTAACTCATCCAAGCTTTTCAGGGCCTATTCGATTAGTTAATAATACTGAAAATATTGTTTCTAATGGCGAGACTTTTGTAGCTTTCCCTATGAATATTAGACTCCCTGCCGATGACGGAGAGACCGTTAGAGAAGTAGCCATGGAGTTTGATAACGTATCTTTAGAATTAGTGGATGAATTTCGGGCAGTTACAACTCCTATTGAGATTAGATTAGACTTAGTTTTAGCCTCTAATCCCGACTATATCCAACTATCTTTTACAGATTTAAAACTTAGAAACATAAACTACAACAAACAAAGAATTTCAGCTAAACTTACTTTGGACAGCTTCTTAAATATTGAGTTAACATCAGAGAAGTATGGCCCATCAAATTACCCAGGACTTTTCTAAATTAATTGGAACCCCCTATGAGCAACTTGATTGTTGGGGAATAGTCCGAGAGTTCTATAAGTTAGTTTTCAACTTAGAGCTAAAGCAATACTATGAAGAAGTCCCTGAAACTAGAGACATGGCGAAGAATATCGTCTACGCTAGTATTAAGGACTTTGAAGAAGTAAAAGACGCTAGGCGGTTTGGAGATATATTTTTAATACGGTTATTTGGGATAGAATCCCATATTGCAGTATATCTTGGAAATGGAACGATGCTCCATACTTCAAAGCATAGCGGATGCCTCATAGAGAAGACCGCTAGGTGGGAAAGATTGATTGTTGGAACTTATAGGATAAAGAATAATGATACAGTTTAGACCTAACTCATTCTCTGAAACTACTAAAGAACTGCCTTTTATCGCAGAAGAATCGGGTACTAATCTTGTAAAGAGGGTAATAAAAGAATGTAATTACCCTATTGATGACGATAAGTTTTTAGACCATTTTCAAATTGTTATTAATGGACTCAAAGTTGAGAAAGAGTTTTGGGACATTATTACTATTAAAGAATCGGATACGGTTTTAGTTGCTCCTGAACTTAAAAGAGGTGACGGAGCTCAATTATTTAAAATCGCTGCCATTATTGCAATTGCAGTAGTAGCCCCCTATGCTGCCGCAGGGCTAGGGTTTACTGGGTTAGCCGCCGCCGGAGTATCTGCCGCAATAACGATTGGAGGTTCACTACTTCTTAACGGATTAATACCTCCTCCAGGTTTACCAAGTCTCGGAGGTCTTGGTTCTACTGATGAAAGTCAGATGTACTCAATAACCTCCCAATCAAACCAATCAAAAAAATATGGGTCTGTCCCAAAAGTTTACGGAAGACATAGAATCTACCCTATACTTGCCGCCAACCCTTACACTGAGATTGCTGCCGATACTAACCCCCCTCACAATCTTATTCAAAATTTTTACGGTCTATACGACTTTGGATACGGGCCATTAGTTGTTGAGGACATAACTATTGGGGGAACCCCCTTAGCCTTTTTTGCAGACAATGATTATAGGTTAGTGGACTTCAATAAACCTCAAGACGACGAAGGTAGTTGGGATGAAGTTTTATATGAGGAACTAGAACATTACACAAAAGAAGTTAGGGTCTCCAATGTAACTTATTCTTTGGATAGAAATCAATTTGGCGACCCTGGTTCAGCTTCAGACGAGTATGAAGTTATAAGAAACGCTCCAGTATCTTTGGACGATGTTAAGCAAGAAATAACAGTAAACTTAATATGTCCTCAAGGATTGATAGGCTACGCCACTAACGGTAAAACATACACTAGAACAATAGAGGTATTAGTAGAATTTAGAAAGGAAAACGAGCCGGACAACTGGCTTCCTTTTAGCGACCCCGAAATAGTGGAAAGCTACAGTATGCCTGGAGGGCTTTCAGTTTACAGAGACAAGAATCTTAAGATGACTCCCCTCCCTGCGGAGAAAGTTTTAACTACTACCGCTATATCGGGTTACGATATAATTTCAGTAGATGCAGCAAGATATATTTATGTTTCCGATCTAAATACAGGTCAAACTGTTAGAAAATATTCTTCGACATATACTTACGGGATTAGAAGAAATTCTACTTATTTTATAGGTTTAGAAAGTGACATTAAAGTAGGGGATGCGGTATTTGCAAGCGGCAACAATATTGGAACTATAGCCTCTATAGTGGATATTGGTAGCGGAAATTTTAGATATAATTTTACAAGTCCGGTAAGACGTTCCCAAACTTTATTCTATGCTACGGAAATTAAAGATGCTCCAAGCTCTACTAACTTCTATTATGAATACGGTGTTTATCAGAGTTACTACCAAGGATTTACTTCAACCCCTTCAGATGTCTCAGAAAAGTTTTTAAGTTTTAAATATAGATCATTAGGGGAAGTCCAGTTAGTAGAAAAGTCTACTACTCCAAAATATTTTGCAATCAAATTTTCTCCAAAGGACATAGCTAATTATGTTGTAAGAGTTACTAGGCTTAGATCTTATTCTTCTGGAACTTATAGGATTCAAGACGCTTTAACAGTATTAAATATAACCTCTAAGTTTTTTAATCCGGTAGTTGTGACTGATAAGCGTCACGTTTTTCTGGATTTTAAAATAAGGGCTACTAACCAAATTAATGGTGCAGTCCAAAATCTTTCGGCAGTAGTTACTTCTGTTCTCGATGTTTATGACCCGATAACTCAAACATGGTCTAAGCAGCCGACAAGAAATCCTGCATGGATTTTCTGTGATCTATTAACAGGAGAGATTAATCCTAAACCGATTAGTAAGGACAGACTTCACATGGAGTCGATTGTAGAATGGGCAGAATATTGCGACGAAGTCCCGGAGTCTAATCCACTTCAACCTTTTGTTCAGCCAAGATTTCAATCAGATTTTGTTTTAGATTTTAATACAACTCTCCAATCAATTATTAACTCAGTCTGTAACGCCGCTCAAGCTTCATTAAATATTGTTGACGGTAAGTACGGGGTACTGATTGATAA